GGGTCAGTGGGAGCTTCATGATAAGCACCCATCTACATCGTTTGGAAAAATCGTCAAGCGTCATATTGGCGCAGCGGACGCAGACAACGTTGATCGTATGTTGAGTGCATACGAAGCTCTCTACAAGGGCAAGTACACGTCTCCCGAAGATATTCGTCGTTCGTTCACGAAAGACGGCCAGCCACTTTTTACACCGGAACAGGCCAAGTCTGTATTTCGTCAAATTAAGAAGCATCAGACGGGAGGTGAGGCAGACCATAAAGGGATTGGAAGTATTTTCAATACGGTTGGGGCCAAAATAGTTGATACGTTGGCTGGACTTACACCGCCACCACCTCCAAATGCAGCGGTTCAGGGAGCTGTAAAATCCGTCCAACTCTTTATCCGCATGATCATTCCATTCGTGTTCATTTTGGATACTTTGGAGGACATCCCATTGTTTGGAGACCTGATAGGTGCTTCTCTTGACGTTACGGCTGCTACTCTTCCGGTGATTGCATCTAGTATTCAAACATTCACGCCAGCCCTTGTTGGTCTCGTCCCCCTTCCCATGGCAGGTTTGGTAGGAATTTTCCTTGGATGGTTGTTTTCAATGTGGTTCCTGTGGTTAGCTGCGGTGATTGGTATGTCGCGTAAAGATTTCGGAGCAGCTGTGGAAGCTACATCTGGTATGGTTCCTGTGATCGGACCGTCTCTGATGCGAGGAATGAAGGCGGTAGAAACCGTTGGAACAAAGTTCTATAATCGCTCTGACCGTATTTCCGCGTCAATTTCACAGGCTTATGGCAGTCTTATGGGTGCAGTAGAAAACGCCAAGAATACGGTTAGCAGTATGGCAGCTTCCTCAAATTTAAAAATGCCGTCAGCTTCAGATATTAAACAAACGGCGACCGAAGCCGTTAACATTCCAGTTACGGCCATTCCTACTCCAACAACCGAATCAGCTGCGGATGTTAAGCCCGAAGACGCCAAAACAGAGTTTCCTCCCGTACCTCCGCGTAAGAAAGGCGGCAAGCGATTTTCAACAAGGAGGCATAATATACACAAATGTCCGAAGACGCGACGGAACAAGTGCGCAACTTTCTAAAAGAGTGGGTCACTCTTGATGATCAGGAACGTTCACTAAAACTCCAAATCAAACAGATCCGTGAAAAAAAGGCCCAGAATTCCGAGCATATTTTGAAGTTCATGCGTGATAATTCGGTCGACGATTTCAAGCTTGAGGGTCAGGGAAGTCTGTCTCGATCAGTTCGCACGTCTCGTCCCGCCTTGAGCCGCGACAAGATCCGGACGCAGCTTCTCATTCAGTTTGCCGATCAGCCCCAGCGTGTAGCCGAAGCTCTGCGATCAATTGAGGGTACCGGTGGTGGTCAAGATGGAGACGATACGCCTCCTATTGGCACTCAACGCGAACTACTTGTTCGCCGAGTTCCCCGAAAGCCGTAAAATAGCTTCCTTTGCTGCCAACTGTTCTGCCTGCTTTTTCGTAGGTGCAGTTCCAATACCCAAATGGTTACCTTTTTCATCGACAGCTGCCATAGTGTACATATTTGTCGCTGCTGAAATCACAGCGTACCCTGGCGTATGATGAAACTTGGCCTGGTACAGCTTTTGCAGTTGCTCCTTGAAATTCCGGTTGTTCATCAGGATCTTGGGGATATCAATATAAGTTTCAACCAGACAAATTACGAAAGAATACAGAATATTGAAATTGTTGCCGGAATCGGTCCACAACGCTCCAAGAAATGCTTCTAGGATATCTCCTAGTTTCTTGAAGTTTGTTCGTCCAGCACACACGTCTTCATTATGCCTGGAAATAATATAGAACTTATCAAGTCCGATCTTTTGACTCAATGATCCCAGCATTTCGTTGCACACAATCTCCTTTTTCAAATCAGTCATGAACCCTTCATTTTCTTCAGGAAACCGTTTCATGAGATAAGTGGAAACACAAGCTCCTAGAATCGAGTCGCCCAAATGTTCTAGACGTTCGTATGATTCGTCAAATAGACCGAGACATTCCCTGGGCTTTTCTGCCAGTTGAGCGGCTTCGCCCGTTGGCGAAGTATACTCGGTTTTCTTGACGTACGACGAATGAACCATCGCTTTCTGAAATAGTTCAGTGTTAGAAACTACGAACTCGCATCCGTGCTTCGAAAGGATCGCTTGGATATCAGGTTTGGTAAACAAGCGGTTCTTTGAGTTGAATGGATTGTACTGTACTTGCTGCATGGTTGTTGTATACTTGTTTCGGTTTATGTCTCGTAAGTCCGTTTTCAAGAAAAAACCTTTTCAGGTTGATTGTGTGGTTTGGTAAGAGACTACTCGTCCTGCGCCTGCTCTCCCGGGACCGTGCGCATAAAGCTGAACTCTGTGGCTACAAGAGTCTGCTTCTTCATTTCAATAATGTACTTTACAAGGTCATCTGGATTTGCTGGTCCGCCTCGTGTAAAGTATTGGGAAACTAGATCCTTAAGATCCTTCTGGGATAGAGACCAAGGCTTTACCCATTCATTTGGGCGCTTGAAGGAAATCGTAGACCCGTCCTCTTCAAGCTTGATTTTCTTGATTGCGCCATACTTCGGATCCTTGATAATGTCTGCGATCTGAAGCTCTACAACCTTACGGTCATCACGCTTCTTGTACACCTGCTTATTCAGGTCACGAAGTTCATCATCGATTTCACGGTACTGCTTGATACAGCTCTTTAGGTGGTCCATTTTATAAGTTTTTGCTTCATAAGAAGATTATCCGTTTTCAATACAATGTACTTCGATGCGAAGGAAGTAGAAAACCTGCGTAAGGTGTTCAATAAAGAACATTCGGGTTCTAAACCTATTCGCGCCGGCGAACCATCGGTCGTTTGGAAACAGATTCAGAAGAAGATGCAGGAAAAGTGCGATAAATCTACGGAATGTATTATTCTTTCGCTGATGTCCAAACCAAAAGCTCCAGGATCATGGAAATCGAACCCAGAAGAATGGTTATCATCTACCGATATTGATGCCATTGAAAAGCAGTACTCAAAGGTGTTTTCCGACTACTATTATGTAGGTGCAGTTCCTATTGATTTTGATAAGAAATCGAGTTTAGGAACGTGTTTAGTCAGTTCGTTGTGTTCATTGGATATCAAAAGCCTTTATAAAAAAGGGTACCGTCAAATCGGAATTGTGTTTAATACCGATACAAGCACCGGTCCGGGCGAACACTGGATAGCTCTTTTTTGCGATATTCGTCCGGAACTCGAGTATCCTCGTATCACGTACTTCGATTCATATGCCGATAAACCGGAAAAGGAGGTTGTGACTTTGATGAAACGATGGGCGGAAACATGGAACGCGACCGGTGTTCACAAGAACGCGATGAAGATCACCTACAACAAAACTCGGCACCAGTACGAGAATTCAGAGTGTGGAATGTACTGCTTGTACTTTCATTTGTGCTGTTTGACAGGAACGTCGATGGAAGATCGTATTCCCGATAAAGTAGTAAGAGGTTTTCGCGGTTTGTTATTCAAAGTATAAATGGATCCTCCCGAGAGATGGTACAAATGGTTTAAGTTTGGGACAACGATACTTTTTATCGGTATAATTATTTACGCTGTTACTATGGCGTTTATTACTGCCCCTAATTAATAATGGAGTCGTACGGGTTTGGACTCGTTATGGTTATTCCCGTGTTATTGCTCTTGGCCATTGGCTTTGTTCTTTATTTGGTTTTAACCCCATCTGAAGTACAGGCTCAAGTAAAAGCCGAACCAACATTTAACGCTTATAACTCGGTTATGGCGCTGTCTCCTCTGGGATGCCCCACCACTCCTTCGTACCGTCTTTGTGATTACTATTTAGCTTCGTCAGCTTATTCATTATTCCCGGGATCCAAGATTTACGATTATATTTCCGACAGCGTGATTCCTATGTTAGCGAAAGCCGGCCCTCGTTTAGTTGAATTGGATATTTATGACGATGGATCAGGTACACCGGTAGTTGGTCTAAAGAATCAAAAACTAGGTACAGATTACGCTTATAACACTATTTCGTTTGCGTCTTGTTGTGTAGGTATTGCAAACAATATGTTCAATTCAGTGGCATGTCCAGTATCCACTGACCCCTTCGTATTAAGTTTAGTGTTCCATACGAAAAACAATAATGTCATGAACGCTTGTGCGGAAGCTTTGAAAACAACGTGCCCCCAGTATTTACTCGGCCCATCGTACGGATATCAGCGCAAGAACATGGCAATTGAACCTATATGTAATCTCCAGTCTAAAATGATTATTGTATCGGGTACTGAAGTGAAGGGTACCCTAATGGACGAGTTAGTCAATATGTCCTGGGGTACATCGAATTTACGTCGCCTGACGTATACCCAGGCCGCCCAGACCAATGATAGCAATGAACTCATCAAATACAATCGCGACAACATCACGATGGTTGTGCCGGATATCGAAGGTGACCTAGTTAACAAGAACCCCCAGATTTTGCTCACATATGGATGCCAGTGGACTTTAATGAACTATGGGTCGGTCGACAGTGCAATGGAAGTCTATATTGGCGACTTCCAGGAACACAGTACTGTCCTGAAACCTGAAGGTCTCCGGGCCCTAAAGCCGGAAAATTACAAGCAGCCTGTACTCCCAGACCCATCCGTTTCATTCCAGCCCATGCAGAAGACGTCCCCGATTTACGACATCACAGTTTAAACGCCGTCTTGAAACAATTCCTTGCGTTAAAATAAAAATGGCAAACAAGTGGCTCGCGCACGTCAAGAAGACGATGAAGGCTCACAAGGGCCTGAAGTTCGGCCAGGTGCTGAAGCTGGCCAAGAAGTCGTACGGCAAGAAGGGTGGTGCCGATGAGGATGTAGAGGAGATGCCCATGGAGGGCACGCCTGCCCCCGCTGGCGGCCGCCGCCGTCGCTCTCGTAAGGGCGGCAAGACCCGCCGCCTCCGTAAGTAAACACTTCTTCCTACACTAGAATAAATGGCGAACAAGTGGTTAACACACGTTCGTAAAACTCTGAAGCTCAAGAAAAACAAAGGTAAGCCTTTTGGCGCAGTTCTTAAAGCTGCCAAAAAGACTTATAAGGCTCGTGGCGGCGCGAGCGAGCGTATCACGCCTCCGGACGTTGATAACAAAGATGCTGTTCCTTGGGATGCCAAGTCTCCGCCTTTAGCCGTACAGGGTGCGGATGCGTACGGTTCAGTGAAACCCACAGAAGGCGGACGTCGTCGTCGGTCTCGTCGCCGCTCCCGCCATACTCGCAAGTAGATTCTAGAAAAAAAGAGTGTAAGGAACATATAAATACATAATGGGTGGCGGTTTACTACAGCTTGTTGCCTATGGTGCCCAGGACGCATACCTTTCCGGCAATCCCCAGATCACGTTCTGGAAGGGTCTGTTTAAGCGCCACACGAACTTCGCGATGGAGCCGTTCCGCGTGAACCTCACGGGCCAGGCCGCGTGGGGAGTTAAGCACTCGGCTATTCTGGGCCGCCACGCCGATCTCCTCTACTCGACATACCTCGAGGTTGTGCTGCCTCCGGGCGAAAGTTTCAATAACGATCAGCTCCGACTGGGTTACAATCTCCTCAAGTATGTTGAGCTGGATATTGGCGGACAGCTCATTGACCGTCTGTACGGCGAGTGGCTATACGTATGGGATGGGTTATCGTCAACTTCTGATGATCGCGTAAAGCTTAATGCTATGGTTGGAATGGATGGAGGTAGCATCTACTCAGTCCCAACGGCAGCTGCGTGTGTCAACGGTCGCACGAATATGCCAACAGTTTGCTACATTCCCCTCAACTTCTTCTACACCAAGAACCCCGGTGCCGCTCTGCCCCTCATTGCCCTGCAGTACCACGAGGTTAAGATTAATATTGAGTGGAACGATGCCAAGTTCATTGACAGTAACTTCACTACTGCCAAGACACTGAAGCAGCCCGTCCAGGCCGCAGTGTACGTTGACTACATCTACCTCGATACCGAGGAGCGTCGTCGTATGGCCCAGCAGAGCCACGAGTACCTCATTGAGCAGACACAGTTCAACGAGGATCAGGGCATTACGTCCGCCCAGAACCGTATTGACCTGACATTCAACCACCCCGTCAAGGAGTTAGTGTGGGTTGTACAGCCCGAGTACTACACGAACTGCAGCCTGATGACCGAGATCTCGGGGGGCACACAGACTCGTCTGAAGCCGTTCACGTACGACGTTGGTGCAGTCTACGAGCAGTGGATCCAGATCAACGGCCAGGACCGTATGGATCGCCGCTATGGCGACTACTTCAGTAAAGTTCAACGTCTGCAGCACCACACTGGAATCGGTTACACATCTGCCCCCCAGCCTGGTCTGTACTCGTACTCGTTCGCGCTACGCCCTGAGGAGCACCAGCCGTCTGGAACCTGCAATTTCTCGCGTATTGATACGGCTACGATCGTTGTCAACTTTGCCGGCGCACAGGCCAACGGAACTGTTATTAACGTCTCGCCCGAGAACCCTTGGAATATTCGTGTGTATGCCGTCAACTACAACATTCTCCGCATCATGTCCGGAATGGGCGGTCTGGCGTACTCCAACTAAAGTTGAAGTACCCATACTCCAACTAAACACCAACTAAAAATTGAGATTGTTCAATCCCAAATTTTAATTTTCAAAATAAAGCAGGTCCCAAACCTGGGCTCTACTTTTTTTATTTAGAACATGTTTAGGTCAGACATCGAAATGGAACTCTCCTTCTCCGACTCCTTTTCAAGAATCTCGTGCACCGTCCGGCGCTCTTCCTCAAAGATCGCATGATCTTCTTCAGTTCCTTCCGGCAACTTGGTCTCGTCAATCAGGATATCCACAAATCCAGTTCCACATGGCGGCTTCTGTCCAAACATGATGTTGGCAGATACGCCGCGCATATTATCCGACTCGCCCGTCAGCGCAGCATTGAATAGATGCTTGGCCGTTTCCTCGAATGACGATTTAGCCAGTACACCGTTCTCCGTGTTCTTGGACATTCCTGCGCGATCAGCTTTCAGGAAGAAGCCGGGGTACGTCATTGCATCTACGAGCGTAATGAGGTGATGGTAATTGATCGATGAGCCGGCAAAGGCCGTATTGAATTCGCGAATCAGAGCAATACGCGCCGCCTCAATTCCAAACACATCCTTGATTTCGTGGATATCGTTCGAGAACGAACGTAGAGGATCAATATTCTGAACAGTAGACAGATCCAGCAGGTTCGTGCCCTCAATATCCAGTACCCACTGGGATGCAGACACATACCCACCAGTCTTATCATCGTACGTCAACTCGTCCTTCACTTCGCGAGGGTATACGCGCCCCACCCCATCAATTCCTTTTAGAACTGTGTTCAGCAACTTCTCTTCAATGAACCGCAAAGCCAGAACGTTCTTCACAGTATCTGCCGCAAACACGATACGCATGACCAGCTTACCGGGAGCATTCGTGTCCGAGTGAATGCACTCAAATACTTTAAGTACACGATTGTTCTGGATCTTGGCAGAAATCATCGTCATGTCAATCACGTTGCGCGCGACCATTTCCATATCGTCAAACTCCAAGCGAACGACCCACGGAGACGTACACAGCTGACCGTTCGTCACCGAGAACTTCTGGTACGACTGCAGAATATCCCGATCTTCCTGCACTGCAGTGTTCTCCGACAAAGGGTTAGGATCGTAATAAATGCGCACGGACTTCGTGATGTCTCGCAGCGTCGTTTTCTGGATCTCGCGCTTCTTGGCAATGGCCGCATCCTGCGATCCTGCAATGCTGGGATCAAGATAGATCGTATCAATTGGAGTCTTGGGATTCGGCGATGCGGCAAGAAGCTCCATAATACGCGGCACACCTCCAGTCGCGTTCGCAGCCGACGTACCGGCCGAGTGGAAAGTGTTCAGCGTGAGCTGCGTCGTCGGCTCACCTACCGACTGTGCAGCCATCGTTCCAACCATTTCGCCAGGATGGATCTTGGATTTAATGTAACGGAAATGAATATCCTTCAGCATTTCGTCGAACATCGTCTTCGTCAGACGCATCTTGATAATTGATTTCTTGGGCGCAAGATGGAAGCGCAGAAGAATGTGGAACAGCTTGTTGTGGGCAATCCAAGGCTGTACGCACATTTTGTCAAGTTCGTCAACGACATACTGCGGCGTCAGATCAGTCTTGACTGAATACGGGTTCGTATACTTCTCAACAACGCGTCCAAAATGGACAGGGGCAAACACTGTCTCTTCCTTACGGTATCTGAAAACATCGCGCACCAATATGTCGCGGTCTTCAATGATGCGATCGACCATATCGTGGAACTCTTTGACTTCACCCTTAACGACCGCTGAAATATCGTCAGCAGAAATCGCGAAGTCCCGGAAGATCTGTTCCATCGACATCAGACCCAGTGGAATAGTCTGCTTCTCGACACACACCGAATCAATTCCGTCGCCGCCGTAATTGAACTGCACGATGGCGCCATTCACATTACGTACTGTACCATCATATTCTACATGGATATCCTCCATCGTCTTTACGAGTCGGCGCTGAATGTATCCGGAATCCGAAGTCTTGATAGCCGTATCAATCAGACCTTCGCGACCACCCATGGCGTGGAAGAAGAACTCGGTCGGACGAATACCGCCAATAAAGCTTGACTCTACGAATCCACGAGATTCTAGACCGTCATCATACTTGTGGAAATGGGGCAGGGTACGGTCCTGAAGTGTGTACTGGATACGCTTACCTCCAACCTGCTGCTGCGACAACAGCGCCATCATCTGGACAATATTGAACGCATTACCTTTGGCACCGGACTTGACCATCTGGTACATCCGATTATCCTTGGCCAGCTTGTCCATCACTTCCTTTGACACGGTGTTGTTGGTGTCTCCAATGACTTTCATGATCTGATTCTCCAGCTCCTCACCGTTCTCGCGCCCATCAGCATTCAGGAACGTTCCTGCATGAACGGATGACATGATATCGGCAATCTTCTGCTTGCACTCGGCGATCTTGGTCTTAATAAACTCGTCAGTCTCGGCATTGACAATCAGATCAGACGGACCGACCGAGAATCCAGAAAACAAGTTGTACTTCGTCACAATGTTCTGGATATCGTTAATGAACTGTCCTGCGCGCTTGGGCCCGAAATCGTTGTAGATCACGTGGATTGCGCCCTTGGATGCCGATCCGTAAGCGTCCTTCCCCATCACACCTTTCGTCAGCTCGCCGTTGACAACTTTCGCTTCACCATTCAAATTCATGAGCGGGAATGTTGTGGACAACAGTTCCTTGCCGGTAATTGGCCGGTCCTTGCGGCGGTACGTCGAGATCGGCTTCTTCATTCGCGACATAATGTTCATCGCAATGTGTTCTGGAACATCTACGTGGTCCTGCGACACCCGGAATGAACCTGTGAGCGTATCCTGAATAATCTGAATGATCGGGGAATTCGTGCGTGGCGAAATGATCTGGTTCAGTACCGTTGCCAGCGACTTCAGTTCGGTGGCCGACGCAATGCTTTGCGGTACGTGCATGTTCATCTCGTCGCCGTCAAAGTCCGCATTGTAAGGCTTGGTGGCCGATACGTTCAGGCGAAACGTTGAGAATGGCAGGACGCGTACGCGATGGCACTCCATTGAAGCCTTGTGTAGTGACGGCTGACGGTTAAAGAGTACTGCATCGCCGTCAATCAGATGACGATGCACCACATCACCCTGCTTCAGATCAATTGTTTCAGGATTAATGAATTTCAGGTTGACTGATCGGTCATCGTGCTTGATGTACACTGACTTGGCACCGGGGTACTTGGTAGGTCCGTTGCGGACATACGACATCAGACGATCACGATTGTAGCTTGTGACAATCTCGGGGAACGTCAAGTTACGCGCAATTTCTTCCGGTACACCTAGTTCATCTACATCAATATTGGCGTCCGGAGTAATGACCGAACGAGCCGAGAAGTCGACGCGCTTGCCCATAAGGTTTCCACGCACACGACCCGTCTTGGCACCCAGACGAGATTTCAGGGTCTTGAGTGCGCGACCCGATCGCTGGGCGGCTGGTGGAATACCTTTGATATCGTTATCAACGTACGTCGCAACATCGAACTGTAGGATATCTGTGTACTTATCAATCATCTCGGCCGAATCGCCCTTGTCGATACGATCCTGTAGCTTCTGGTTATTGCGAACAATATCAATGAGCTTGTGCGTCAGACCATCTTCCATCCGCTGGTTGTCATCCATGATGACTGAAGGGCGTACAGTCAGAGGCGGAACCGCCAGAACCGTGCACACCATCCAATCGGGGCGACTGAACTTGGAATTGAATCCGATCAAGTCGACGTGATGATCAGTGATGCGCTGGAGCGTGCGAAGAACCATTTCGGGCTGCAGCGGGATCGGGTCACCTTCATCGTACGTTTTTGCCTGAAGCTTGGCAATCGTTCCCTCTTCCTTCACGATCTTGGAAATCGTTGCCGAGCCACAATGGACACACGCCGACGTCTCCTTGAGTTCATGAGTCTTGTAATCAGTCGTACGTTCCCGAACAGCATTGAATCGATCCATACCCTTCATTTTGTCGGCAACCCCCTGAAGTTCTTCGTCGGGAAGGTACGGGTTCGAGCAGTTCAGGCATACAACTTGAAGAACCTTGATAATCTGGTCAATGAACTGGTACAGGTACACTGGTCGAGCCAGAGTAATGTGACCGAAATGGCCTGGACAGAGAATATTGTTCTGCTTGCACGTCGGACAGATCTTGCCGTTTTCAATTACGCCGAACCGGGAATCAAAGACTCCGCCCGCAACGGGCTGATCTTTGTTCTGATGTGTCTTGTCGGTAATGACATGAACGACACTGCGCTTGACGATTTCATCGGGGTTTGCGATTCCGAACTGGACACCGATGATAACGTCGCCCATTATTGTATTAGTCTGTATAGTCTTTAGATTCATTCTTCCATTTTTCACGCCTTGGTGACTTTCAACGTAAGTTTCCAGAACTCGTCATCAAACAAAACATCTTTCACTAACTCTTTTGGGAACTCTGATTCCAAATATTCTCGCCAGTTCTCAAAGTCGGGTCCGAGACGTTGGGCAAACTTCTTTTTGTCTTTGATTTTTATCCGTTTCAAATCTTGGAAAATACGGTAACAGAAATCTTTTACGAGAGACGAATTATCACTTTCTTCACGCAGAATCCGCATAGCGGAATACCACTCTTCCATCCTATTACAATTTCGGTTGAAAGAATAATGGGAAGCAAAACTCGGCGTCTACGTTTGAAATCTATCAAGCCTTCGCACAAAGCCGAGAAGAAATGGGATGCCACGTTCGTGTACCCTGACGGACACCAGAAAGTCGTGCCGTTCGGTGCCAAGGGAATGTCAGATTACACGAAACACCATGATCCGACTCGCAAACAGCGGTATTTGAAACGCCATTCGGGAATGGGTGAGAGCTGGCAGAAACCCGATACGCCCGGGGCTTTGGCCAAATGGGTACTGTGGAATAAAAAGACTTTGCGCGCCTCAATTTCGGATTACAAGAAACGATTTAAGCTTTAAAAATGGAAATATTTAGTATATATTAGAGTGTTTCTCATAACTATGGGGGCTATTTACCGGATACTAAACAGAATTACCGGTAAAATGTATATTGGTAAAACTTTAGAAAAATGTCCGTATACTCGTTGGAAAGAACACCAACGGAATATATCGAATAACATAGGATGTCCAGCATTACGTGATGCTGTAAATAAATACGGTATTAATAACTTTAGATTTGAAGTATTAATAATATGCTTCGATGAAGATGCGTCTCATTACGAACGGGAATATATTGAGAAATTTAATACTATAACTCCGAATGGCTATAATATAACAAAAGGAGGGGAAGGAGGTGGTTTTATTGGTAAGAAACATTCAGACACAACAAAAAAAATAATAAAACAACATAGTATTGAATATTTTAAAGATCCAAAAAAAAGAATTGATATTTCAAATAGACTTAAGGCATTTTATGAAAAAGAAGGTGCTAAAGAATTAGCAAGACAAAGAACTATAAATTCTGATAAATGGAAAAAAGCAAAAGAAGATGGCCGAATTGGAAAAAGTAAGACACCACCCACAGAAGAAACAAAAGCAAAAATAAGTGCTGGATTGCGTATGTACAATGAAAGGCGTAGATTATTGAATAAACAAGTTTAAACAGCTATTAACTAATACAATCGCGAGATTCGGATAATGGGATTCCAGGGTCCTTAAGAGACCCCGTTTTTAGACAGAGCCGGTTCGATTCCGGCATCTCGCACCACACCTATAGTTCAGCGGTAGAATGAAGCACTTCCAATGCTTTGACCCGGGTTCGACTCCCGGTGGGTGTACTTTGAGCCCCCAGACTGGGATTCAAGGTACGTCTTCACATTATAATTGAACAGATGGATATAGGCAAAGATTACAGAGCCTATGACAACTGAATACCAAAGTTCCATTATGATTCAAAACGAAATCATAATTCTAAAATAAACACAACTTAACTACGAAAAATGGACGGCCCTAAAACTCGTCGCGAATCTAAAAAGACCAAGAAGGAGAAGAAGGGCGAACCGTTCGGCAAGAAACATGTAAGAGCTGTTGAAGCTCTAGCTTCTAAATCAAAGTAAAGTTTTACTGATAATACGGTGAGTACGAATACGGTCGCGATTTTTTGTTCGGAATCCTTGTTTTGTGCGTCGGCACGTTACGCCGCGGTACGATTTCTTGTCGCATCCGCTCGCATGATAATTGACGCGCGCGATAAATCCACGGTACGACAACATAGGTGCACGTGCAGTTTTCGATAAGGCTGACAAAAGACCATACATCCACTTCTGATACTGTTTCTTACCATCTAAAGGTACTGGATGATGAGAGGCAAGGTACGATTTGAACGTGTTGCGTAATTTCTCGAACGGAAACACTTCCGCTAAATCTTCAATGAACTGGCGCTGTCTCGCCATATCTTCGGGTACAGGTTCGTCGGGGTAATTGGACGCTACAGTGAACAGAAAGTCGCGCCCAGGAACTTGATTAGGTTTCATTGCCAAGTATCGCGCTTTCACGTCTTCAAAGGACGGATCAGGTCCGGGATTAGGGACTTCGGGATTGTTGGCACATTGGGTTCGCAGCTTGTTATTCACCATATTGTGGATCTCGTACAACCATTTTGCCGGATCACCTTTTAATGGGTGGTGGGCAACAAAGTCCTGCGTACTCGCGCGGCAAAATTTACACGGCAGAACCTCTTTCATTTCAAGCAGGACTTTTTGAGGATTCGGGCTCAAGAAGGCAATTAAGTGGAATAATTGCCATCCCGAGGGACCCCAGAAAAGAGTGTTGAACCCCATCTATAACTACTCTTTACCGCAAAAAGAATCTATAGTGAAATATAAAAATGGCCGAGATGACTGTGATGACTTTCGCTGTTGCGATCTTCCTTGGCTCGGCGGTAAGCCAGTTCTTTGGTGCGTTCTCTCGCGACCTCGTTGCGCCCATCATCGGTGGTGTATTCCCCGGTGCCCAGGCGGGTATTTCCAAGTGGGTGGTCCAGGTCGGCCCCGTCAAGCTGGCGGTCGGTGATGCCCTCTCTGCCACGGTCAACCTCGCGATTGCCATCCTCGTGGTCTACCTGACGCTGCCGTACATCCGCACGTACTCGCCTATCCAGGGCGGCCGCCGGTAAATTCTTACCCTAAAGTAAATGGCTGGCATCTTAGATTCAGCTGCTGCTGCCATAAAAGGTGTGTTTGATAGGACCAAGAGCGCGGTTGTTGAAACCGTAGCCCCTATGGCTCCCACAACTCCTCCCCCAACCTTACCCGGTGCTGCGCCGGAAGGTGCTGGTAGGACCTTAACTGGCGGTCGTCGTCATCGCAAGACGCGTAAAGGAAAGCGCTCAACCCGTAAGACTCTACGTCGTCGTAAAGGCAAAAAGGGTGGTCGCAAGTATTAGGGTCCGGGATTATAGTAATCAAATTACGGTCTCTAATTAACTATCTATCTTGAAACTCGTCCAGCCGCCACGCATGTACTTCCCATACGTGACTTCTACCCGTTTCTCCATTTCTGAAGGAGACAGAGCTCGCAGATCGTTATCAATCTTCCACTGATTAAATATGCGCTTAAGTGTCGTCCGATCCACGGGCTGTACTTGATCGCCTTCCTGAATCGACATAAGCTTCTCATTCATGAATCGCGAAATACCATCGTTCTCGTCGCGGTACTCGGACGTATACTGCAGTACTGCTTGGGGAGCTGGAAGCTTGCGCAGTCCCTTACCTTCCTTGAGCAGGTGTACCAGATAATTCAGGAACGGCGTTGCCCATTCCTTCGACTGCACTGCGAACTGAATACTCTCGTCCATCGGGAACTCGTTGTTTGCTACGGGATTCGGCACGAACTTCGATAGGAAGTTAATCACGACCAGTCGGCGCCACGTACCTCCGTCAGTCGTATTGATCTTTGGCTTATCGTTACATGCCAAGTGAAACTTCGCCTGTACCTCAAACTCCGTACCCGACTTGAACAGGTCGCGAGCGTACATCTTTTCGCCCGACGTAATTTCCTTCATTAAACCAGTATTCAAGGCAATTGATTCATCGGGTTCCTGCATTGTTACGAACCGCCTGCCTTTCAACCTGATAACCTCTGGAGCTGCGTTGCCCGACCCTTTGCGTTTCTGGGTAAACAGCGAGATTGGAACTGTACACGCATAATCTCCCAGAGCCGTAGACGTCAAGTTCATAATCATTGATTTACCGTTAGATCCTGAACCAGTAAGAATATGAAACTTTTGGGCCGTGTTTCCACCTACCAGATTCGTAGCCAGATGCTTTAGGAAGTATTCACGCACAACCTTGTCGGGCAGAACCTGTTTCATGAATGTATCAACTGCCGGCCATGTATCGTACTCGTAATACTGACGGGCAGGATCATAATCAATTCCAGTTGAGAACGAAAGGTAATCTTCGGGCTTGCCGTCGCGAAACTCGAAGTTTATCAAGTCCAGAACGCCATTGTTGAACGCAATCAGATCCTTGTTTGAATCCAGCTTTTTCGTGAACTCTTCATCAAAGAACAATTCGCGGCACTCGCGCATCACATTGTCCTTAAACTTGGTCGTCTTGAGCTTTGTGTACATCGCATTCAGTCCCGAACGCTGTTTTTCTACTTGGCAGTATTCACAGAACCCACAATCCGTCTTACCTTCGCCCGAGCATTCTAGCAGCCCACGATCCTTCATTTCAACTTGAAGATTCGTCATCTTATCGAAGAACACTCTCGCAATCTGCTTGGAAAGCTTGAGCTGAAGATCCACACCCTTATCGGTTTCGCGCCATACATGACCGGCCCATCGAAACCAGATATTCTTGCCAAAATCGCAGCAGCTATAAAGATCACGAAACTTGGCGTGAATCACACAGGCCATATCATGCTCGGTTCCAGAACAGGCCGCCAAGACTAGACGATCGACATTGTTGGATTCAATATCGTCATACCCTTCGCGATTATCTGTTCGCGACCAGTATCGCAGAGACTTCTCGCTCAACCTATCACCATCATTGCGATACGAGATCGAGTTCCAAGTATTAATACAGTCTGCCTCATTGTACTTCTTTTCGTCCTGCGAACTGAAATCTAGAAACACATCCAGAAGATCGGGATGGATATTGTGCAAGCAATGTGCCGCGTCAATCCACGTCTTGTACCCGTCCGCCCGCTCGGGATTCCAGTTCATCACGTGGTTCTTGAGATACTGTTTGCGATCAGGGTCTAGCGGCGGAATCACAATTCGACCATCAGGGGACGAACCGCGAGATCCTGGAGCTCCACGCTGGGCCGGACGTCCGCGACTAGGCATCACCGAACTTCCTCCCGAAATTCGGACTTCCTGCTGGGTTTTCAGACCGGCGTAAATCTTCCTGGCTTCCTCTGTCATTGGCGTCTCGTCCTTCTCCTCGCGACACAGCGACAGAGTCTTCATCAGAGCCATGGACGGCTTCGGAATATCGTCTATAATTTTCATGCCGTTGGGCGACCATTCAATCAAGTATGATACAAGGTAAGGCAGAGAGTTCGGATCGTTCTTGCGAGATCCGTAAAGAGTCCAAGGACACGAACGGTTCACCACCTGTTCGTCGTACACCTTCTCCCAGCTTTCGGTTAGCGGCAATCCCTTGAAATGATCGTCCATCGTCTTCACGAGGTTACGGCGTGCACGTTGCTCTACGAACTTGTGAGTACATATATCCGGCACCACAATATGGATACCCGACTTCATCTTGTTCTTCTTCGTATCAAGAGTCGGTCTGCGCTTCTCCATAATGTACAGCTTCACCGTCTCCGGCAACTCAAGATATTGGTTGATCTCTCCCATATAAGCATTCACAAACGAACTCACTTGTTCGCGAGTATGCAGATGCTTCTCGTGACTACGTTCATAGATGAAGTCAAAGTCAATGCGGAGAGGACCGATTTCGGTAGACTTTTCCACAATGTACTGCTTCTCTTGGTCGGTAATGCTTTCAATGTAAAGTTCATAAAACTTGGGAATATCATCCTCGCCAATGAAGTACCTGCCTCCGGCAAGAGATAAATGGGTCCAAACTCCATCAGTTTGATGGTTCTCTAGAAACTCGCGTAGAGACCCCTTGGATGCCATTCCGTATGTTGACCCCAGACAACATTCTGGCTACGCATCCGTTTTGAACGCACACCATAAGAAACGAATTTATAGCCGGAAGATAAGAATAGGTAAAGATATGGAGAAGTTCTGCCCAGCGTGCAAGAGCCTTCTCAACGATTTCGATGAACGGGTCGTGGACGGTACCAAGACAGCTGTTCGTGTTTGTTCTCGCTGCGAATATACCATTCCAATCGACAAGAAGAATCCGCTGGTCTATGAACATATTCTCCGAGAGGATAAGACGACTCGTTTGAGTATGAATCCTTACCTCAAGCATGATCTAACACTTCCTCATTTTGACAATATTGCGTGCTCAAATGAGGACTGCCCTTCCAAGTCTGGAGAGACGTGGGATGTGGTAGGAAAGAAGCTAGATGAGAAAAAGCTTGTGTGGTTTTACCAGTGCTGTAACTGCGACACGATGTGGAAACAGAATGCTGGGAGTAAGTAAAACTATTATTTACAAGGAGTTCTACTATCAGATATTAAATGGAAATAGTTGAGGATATGTATAGTTATTTATGTCGATCCCCTTCTGACATCAATGAACACCTCCCGACTCTGTACAAATATGCCACAGAATGCGAAAGCGTTTTTGAGTCTGGTGTTCGTGGATGTGTGTCCAGCTGGGCTTTAGTGTATGGTCTCATGCGTAATAGTAAGTCATCTCGACGGATTCTGTTGAATGATATTAGTTCATGTCCAATTGATAAACTTCTTTCCGCAACGAAGCATCTAAATATTGACGTGAAGTTTGAGTGGATCAACAACTTGAATCTGGAACTCGTCGAGAATGTAGATCTAACATTCATTGATACTTGGCACGTGTATGGTCAACTAAAACGAGAACTAGCAAAGTTTGCTCCGCGGACAAATAAATACATTATCATGCATGATACGACGCTAGATGAAGTGTACGGCGAAACTATTCGTGTTGGTTGGAATGCAGAACATCAGTCCCAAGAGTCAGGCATTCCGGTTGAAGAGATTAATCGCGGAATTTGGCCAGCAGTTGAAGAATTCTTGGCCGAACATCCGGAGTGGACTATTCGGGAAAGGTTCACGAACAATAATGGTCTGACAGTTTTGGCGCGAGTATAATAATGGCAACTCAGAAGGATCGGTTCTGTAAATGTATTAAAGCTGTTCGCCGAACGGTGAAGCTGAACAATAAGTACGCGAAATCAAAGGAAGGAGCGGCGATTGCAATATGCACTCGCACCATCCTTTTTCCTCGTGGACGCACCTTAAAAAAATTTACGTGTTTGAAGAAGGGTCGCCTAATTACTCAGAAGCGGAAGAAGTAAGAGCTTTCCAGGAAACTGGAAATAGTGGCTCGATAAGTTCGCCTAGCTTTTTAGCGTAGTCCTGGATTTCACGCTGGGCGGTAGGATCTGTGCGTAGATTGTACAGTCGAGCGTATGCGGCCAAACTTCCAGTCTCAATGAATTCTGTCATCATACTTTGGGGTAGAACGCACCGAGCGATTTCGGGAGCTACACCTTTTACTAACAAATCCTCATACAGCATGACGTTGACTTCTGTATGGGTCTTAATGAGTTGATGAATCGTTTCAGCATTATCAACCTGCGTCTCCTTACTTCCCTGCTTCAGTTTTGGATCACGTTCGCGAATCTGGTCTGGCGTTGGGATCCAGCATTCTGGAACAGTGTCTACATACCGGCGGGACACCTCGTTGCGTGCAAACCCAATTTGATGACGGTACCATTCCCGCGCCACAAAAATCGGCATCTTGATTCGTAGACGGATTTGAGGATGGAAAAACGGAGTTACATGATTATGTTTGGCCAAATACTTCACGAGCTTCTCGTCTGCTCCCGAAAACTCCGTAGACTCTTTTGCAAACGATACGCGAGCAGCGTTTACAACTGTAAGATCATCACCAAATACGTCGAGGAGTTCCATTGACGTATTTAGGTTGGTTCGATTAAAATGGAAAGTATATAGAGAATCTGGGAGTTATCATACAATGGAAGAACTGCGCTTCGAGTCTCGCATTCTTCATCCGGAAGTACAGGCAGTTGAACGTGAAAAGGTTGCCGAAACTCTGAAAACTGAAAGGGTAACTGATCCTTACTATACAAAGTACGAGTATGCCTGTTTATGGGGTACTCGGGCCCAGCAGATAGCAGACGGCGCTCGCCCACTGATATCTTTGGATGGTATGTTGACATCAGATCCTTTGTTCGTATGGAATGTGGCTGAACGCGAAATCACTGAAGGCGTTCTGCCGTTCATTATTCATCGTCGGTTTCCTTCGGGTATTTCAGAGTACTGGAGTGCGATGGAACTCAAGGTCATCCACACATAGCGTGCAACGTCGCCTCGCTGGGTGGGAAAATCAGTAAATTGTTTACCGGGTTAGGTTTTACGAGCGGTTCGGGCTTATCGTGTTTTGCTGTCTTATTACCCCACTGCAAATCAACGCTCTGATTTGCATCGAAACGGGCTAGATCACGTCCAGTTTCCTGGTGTAAGCGCCGAGCATCAGAGCTCACGTACTTCCCCCATAAATCTTTCAGTAAAAATACAGTTAACACGGCGAACGCCAGAGCCGTATAGAAATAGTTTTTGTAAAAGAGTCCCAGCACGACCAAGAGCAATACGGCTGTTGATCCTGATCGTGACACCATCATCGTCTCAAGTAAACTTGTGGAGAACTGTTTGACAACTAATACTCCTAATAGAACTCCGAGTACACCCAGAGCAAAAACTGAATCGCTGCTCATCCTTATTCTCTGCACAGAAAACGAATATACAGAAACTCAGGAGAAGAATAACAAATGCTACCTCCAATTGTTTGCTGGACGTGCAATAATCCTTGGCTGTCGACTCGGTACCTCGGGTATCTTGAACTGGTAAGCGAGTACCGTCGGGCAGACGGTAAGCCGGACGAGATGGAGTATTTGACACCTACGACAACAAAGACGGCGGAAGGTAAGGCTCTAGATGATATGAAAATCACGAAGCAGTGCTGCCGCCGCCATATACTGACGCACATCGATCTTATCTAAAATTCTAATCTAAAGACAAATGGCGTCGTGCACCTTCAAGCCGAAGGGTATGTCCTATACTGAATTCCTTCGTAGCAAGAAGGCTACAGATGTTAAAGTCATTGACACAAAACCGGTTCGTGATGCGTCCGATATTACGACCTCTCGTCGTCTGGGCGCGTCCCGTGTTTTTGCCCTGAACAATGAACACACGAAAGGTGTTATCAGCAATCCCATTGATTTTTCACTTGAACCTTCGCATAAAACCGTATCAGGATACAAAGCTGGTGGTGGATCTCGTAAAGTTGGAAGCGCGTCTGACTTTACTGCGTATCTGGGTGGCCAGGCGATAGACAACGAAGTTAAGGCGGGTTTACCTCCCGCTCGTCTCACCCAAACACCGGCGTTCAAACTAACATCTCCCGCCGTTTCCCAGAGTTCTTCCGATTTCGTTCGTAAGGCCCAGGGATGCAAGGATGCTCTGGGAGAGCAGCATGATGCTTCAACAGTCACTCCTGCAAAGTTTGTAGATGATACTATACGTAATTTGGGCGACCCGTCACTCTGCACGACCCGCGCAGCGAATCACAGTGTCAAGACAGAGATTGCATTTGGGAAAATCCCTAATCGGCCATCCCAAGCTGGTGGCCAGCTTGCTATTTTTGGTAATCTGGAGCCGGGTAAGGAGGCTGGAGCGTATGGCGGTGTGACAATTGCACACGTTAAGAGCAACATACCTGTTGCTTCAATTCGTACTCGTTCTGGAGTCAATCCTCATTACAAGGCGGGAGCAGCTATGGATAACATTCCGTATGTCGAAAAGCATCACGGTAATGACCTACATGTGAATCCAAAGCAGCCTTTTGTGAAGTACCAGATTCCCGGAGGAGTAACGCCTGCTCATCTCAAAATCAATAAGCCAATTAGTACTTTATGCTGCCCGACAGGTTACCCGGGGCCAGCAACACTTTTACTACAGATTGCGAATTTAACTGGTCCCAATACCTATACTCTGAAAGACACAACTGTTATCTTGGAAAATCAGAAATTAATTATTCCGCTTGGAATTACTCTCAAGATCCCTCCTGGATTCTTACTCACCAATAACGGTACAATTCTATGCGATGGAACAATCAATAACGACGCGATCGAGAACAATGCTACATTCACAATTTTACCCACAGGTACATTCATAAATACAGTATCATTCATAAATAACGCCGGAGCCACATTCACAAGTAGTGGTATAATTGCCAATAGCGGAACATTTACGGGTAATCTAGGTAACACGTTTACAAATACAGGTACGATTACCAATACTGGAACATTCGTAATTAATGAGGATATGAGTAAGTATGCACAGTTTGATCCCAGTTATCTTAAATATAATATTACGTCCAATGTAACTATACAACCATATAGTAATATAGTGAATATTTATGATATTATTGTAAATGCTGGTGTGACACTCACGAATAATGGTACATTTAATAATGCTCCGTACTTCATTATAATTGATGGTAGGTTTGTGAATACATCGTACGGCAACCTAACATTGGACAATGAACTATTCATTCACTCTCCATCCGGAACTTTAACTAATTCTGGAACTATTACGAACAATAGTTTTATCGAGAACAATGGATCCTTTACCAATACTGCTGGATCTACGTTGATTAATAATGGTTTAATTGGTGGAACTGGAAGTGTGATAAATGATTTATCTTTTTATGCTACATTAGCTGGCACTGTTTATACACTCAACGGTGACCAAATTATTCCAACAAATACGGGTACAAAAGTCCCTGCTGGGTATACATTGGTCATACCGTCCTCTGCTACACTTACAAATAGGGGAACTATTACGAACAATGGTTTGATCACTAACAATGGAGCCGTTACGAACGAATCGACGTCTGCAGTAACGAATAGTGGTACAATCGCGAATAGTGGAACATTTACTGGTTATCTGGGCATTACATTTACAGACACAGGTGCGATTACTAATACTGGAATGTTTGTAATTTATGAGGATATCAGTAAGTATGCAGTCTATAATCCCAATACCGACGAATATGATATTACGTCTAATGTAACTATACCACGCTACCGTAATATATCAAGTGTTAGAACTGTTAATGTAAATGTGGGGGCGACACTCACGAATAATGGTACAATTGATAATGCACAATTCTATATTCAAATTAATGGTACGTTTGTGAATACAATCTATGGTAACCTACTATTTGGTAATGGTGTTTTTGTCAATGCTCCATCTGGCGCTCTAACAAATTATGGAAGTGTTGCCTGCAATGCTTTTATTGATAACCATGCAACTATTACCAATAATACAGGATCTACGTTTACGAATACTACTCTTGTTAACAATAATGCAGGATCTACGTTTACGAACAGAGGTACTCTAACGAATAGTAGTACGTTCTACAACTACGCTGGGTCTACAGTAACGAATAGTGGTACAATCATAAACAGTGGAACATTTACCGGTGAATTTGGGTGTACATTTACTGACACGGGTACGATTACCAATACTGGAACATTTGAAGTTTATGAGGATATGAGCAAGTATGCAATCGTCGACGGCAATGGCAAATATACCATTACTTCTAATCTAACTATACCAATTTACCGTAGAATAATAATTACTCACGATCTTGTTGTAAACGCTGGGGTGATATTCACGAATAATAGTACGTTTGAATATAATAGTAGTGTTTTTACAATTAAAGGTACGTTTGTGAATACATCATACGGTAACCTAACAGTGTACAACGGTCTATACATTGACTCTCTATCTGCGACTCTAACAAATGCAGGAACTATTACAAATAATAGTACAAGTACAATAGATATTAGCGGTACAATAACATCTGTGGTTGGAGCTACAATAAATAACACCGGTACTATTATTAAGAGACTGGGATCTACATTTACGAACAATGGAACATTCAATAACACTGGCA